AAAGTCGCTTACAGAATCTGCTGCTGAAATCCTCAAGGCATCACTTGGATCAGCAAGCAAAGAACCAACCGCAAAACTACCAGGCGAAGAAGAAGACCTTGGTGGTGCAACAACTTCAGATCCAGCAGGTGGAGAAGTTGGAAAGAAAGCAGCTGCTTCAGTATCGAAGGCAGCAGAACCAACAGCAAAGGGCGACGCAAAGTCAGCCAAAACAGATGCTATGGAAGAAGTAGAAACTCCAGAGTCAACTGATGTTGTTGCTGAAGAAGCAGCAGAAGAAACAGTTGAAGTTTCTGAAGAAGATCTTGCTGAAGCCAAGAAAGAAATGATGAAGGATATGGTCGCCAAGCACAAGGGTTCCATGAAGGAAGACGTTGATGCTCTATTCAATGGCGAATCACTATCCGAAGAATTCCGTACAAAAGCAACAACAATTTTCGAAGCAGCTGTTCAGTCTCGCGTTGAAAAGATTGTTGAAGATGTTATTTCTGACAACGACGCAATCCTAGAAGAAGCAGTTGAAGGTATCAGAGTTGAACTTGCTGAGCAAGTTGACGAGTATCTAAACTATGTCGTTGAGCAGTGGGTCAAAGACAACGAAGTTGCAATTGAATCAGGTCTCCGCGCAGAACTTTCTGAAGACTTTATTAATGGTCTAAAGAATCTATTCGCAGAGCACTACATCGACCTTCCAGAAGAGAAGCTCGAAGTTGCTGAATCACTTGCTGAAAAGGTTGTTGAGTTAGAAGAAGCTGCTGCAGCATCTGCCGAGAAGTTGTCAGCTCTTTCAAAAGAACTCAACGAAGCCAAGAAAAATGAATCAATTCGTAAGGTTTGCGAAGGTCTAACCGAAACGCAAATCGCGAAAATGAAATCGCTCGCAGAGGGCGTGGAGTTCACCACAGAAGGTGAGTTTAATAATAAGCTCGCAGTAATTCGCGAGAACTACTTCCCAAATAAGAAAGTCGTGAGTGAGGTAACGGCAGCAGCAGAGACGTCTGAAGCGCAGCCAGAAGTAGACGTTCCTTCGTATATGGCAAATTATGTTAAAGCAATCTCAAAAACACTTCCAAAGTGAAGTATATTAACAGAACGGAGTATCTAACATGTATCTAAATGAAACACATGCAAAGAAGTGGGCTCCTGTTCTTGATCACCCAGAACTCCCAAAGATTACAGATAACTACAAGCGTGCTGTAACTGCCCTAGTTCTAGAGAACCAAGAACGCGCCCTACACGAAGAAGCAGTGAATATGGGTCGTTTGTTTGAAGCAACACCAGTAAACGTTGCTCCAACATCACCATCTTCAGGCAACATCCAAGGCTTCGACCCAATCCTAATCGGATTGGTACGTCGTGCTCTTCCAAACCTAATGGCATATGATATCTGTGGCGTGCAGCCAATGACAGGTCCAACAGGACTTATCTTCGCAATGCGCACACGTTACTCAGCACCAGATGGCGCAGAAGCATTCTACAACGAAGCAAACACAGTGTTCGCAGGAACAAACGGCAATGGTACAGTTGCAAACGCAATCGTATCACTCAGCCAGAACGTTGCTGCAATGACAATGGCAAACACTGGTACAGGCGACACAACTGCAAACTTCGAAACGAAGAATATGGCAAATATGGCGTTCTCAATCGAGCGCGTATCTGTCACAGCAAAGACACGCGGTCTACAAGCATCCTACACAATGGAACTTGCACAAGACCTCAAGGCAATTCACGGTCTAGACGCAGAAACAGAATTGACAAATATTTTGTCAACAGAAATTCTTGCAGAAATCAACCGCGAAGTTGTTCGTACAGTCTATGCTACAGCAAACGTCGGCATCCTAGGAGCTGCAACAGCAGCATTCAACCTATCAAGCAACACTGATACATCAGGTCGCTGGCAGGTAGAAAAGTACAAGAGCCTCCTATTCGCAATCGAACGCGCAAGCAACAAGATCGCGAAGGATACACGTCGTGGTAAGGGCAATCTCCTCATCGTTTCAACCGATGTGGCATCAGCTCTCGCAATGACAGGTCTTCTTGACTATAACTCAGCACTATCAAACAACACCAACCTAACTGTTGACGATACAGGCAATACCTTCGCAGGTACGCTATTCGGACGCATTAAGGTTTATGTTGATCCATATTCTGTAGCAAGTTCAGACTATGTCGTAGTCGGATACAAGGGCAGCTCACCATATGACGCTGGCTTGTTCTACTGCCCATACGTTCCTCTACAGATGGTACGTGCTATCGACCCAGACAACTACCAGCCAAAGGTTGGATTCAAGACTCGCTACGGCATGGTCGCAAATCCATTCGCACAAGGCTCAGGAAGCGGTACAATCGCAACAGGCGAGAACTACTACTACCGTAAGTTTGCTGTGTTGAACATCAACCAGTAATAATTTGCCAACTTAATAAAAATAATAAGGCAATGTGACTGAGGGGGGAGACGAAAGTCTCCCCCTTTTTTATTACCTAAATAATTTGATACAGAGGAATAACGATGACTGTATTAAATAGAAATCCAATTAACACAGATTTGCTACAAAGCACAAAGTTTCGCGTGACGTTCTCGCGACTTCCAGGTGTTACATACTTTTGTAACAGTGCAAATCTTCCAGGAATCTCTCTTACTGAAATTCCTATGCCAACGCCATTTGTGGAGTTATATTTGCCTGGAGAAAAGGCAATCTATGACACGTTTAATATTACGTTCTTGGTTGACGAAGACTTGCGTGCATGGACAGAATTACATGACTGGATTCGAGGCGCAACGTTCCCTACAAATTTTGAAGAATATGTCAATCTTGCGCGCACAAACCCAGCACCAAATCTTCGCGCAATACAAACACGCCCAGCAGTGTACTCAGATGCAACCCTGACAATTTATACAAACAAAAACAATCCAAATTTCCGCGTAAAATTGGTCGACCTGTTCCCTACAACTGTTGGCTCGTTGTCGTTTGCTTCAGGAGACAGCGCTGAGAATATCATAACCGCTGATGCAACTTTTAGATTCTCATACTTTAACTATGAGAGAATTTGAGTAACCCATTCATCTTCGACATAGTCTATTATATCTCTTACAGCCAACCAGTCAAACTATTGCATATAGTTGCTTTTTATCTAGCATTTTTATATAATAAACTATCTTTTTTATGCGAGATTGTTTATGGAAACTCCTCCATTAGATGAAATTATCAAACAATGGGAAAGAGACAGTGAAGTTGATTCAACCGAGCCAGGCAAAGAGATCATTCGTATTCCGTTGCTACACAACAAGTATAACAAATACTTGTCATTGCACAATCTGTCAGCACGCAAATGTGCTCTTGAGTTCAATCGAATCAAAAAACTCAAGTGGGAATACTACACAGGCAAAATGGACCAAGAACAACTTGATTCGTTGGGTTGGGAACCGTTTCGGTTTACTCTGAAGTCAGATATCGCTGTATATATTGACGCAGATGATGATCTAAACAAACTCAAGCGCAAGCAATCTTATCACGAAGAAACAGCCAAGTTTTGTGAAAACGTTATGAAAGAACTAAATGCTAGAACTTATCAGTTGCGCGCATATATGGACTGGGAGAAGTTCATTCAGGGTGCTCGTTGATGTGTGATGTAAAGGTTGAAAAACTTAATAACATCTATGTGCAAGTAAACGCAGAAGATGGTATTCTTCAAGAGATGTCAGAATTTTTTACATTCTCGACTCCAGGATATCAATTTTCACCAGCATTCCGCAATAAATATTGGGACGGCAAAATCAGGCTGTTGAATCTCCGTACCAAACAAATTTATGCAGGTCTCGAACGCTATATTCGAGAGTTCTGTAAGCAGAGGAATTATTCATATGAATTCGACGAAGAAAAGGAAGTCTTTCCGATCGACACGAAGAACCTTGCAACTGCTCTCTCGCTTTCGATGGAGCCAAGAGATTATCAGTATCTTGCGTCTAGCGTCGGACTTACAAAAAAAAGAACTGTACTCGTATCACCGACCGCGAGTGGCAAGTCGCTTATAATCTACATGATGATTCGCCACCTGTTGAACACAGGTAAGAAGCGCGGATTGTTAATTGTCCCAACGATTAATCTAGTCACTCAGATGTATAGTGACTTTGAAAACTATTCATCTAAGAATGGTTGGGATGTAAGTAAACACTGCCAAAAAATTTATGGTGGCGAAAGTAAGATTCCAGAAACAGATTTGATTATTTCTACATGGCAGTCTATCTATGAGATGCCTAAGAAATACTTTGCGCAGTTTGATTTTATCATCGGTGACGAAGCGCATACATTTAAAGCCAAGTCATTGACAGCAATCATGACTAAACTCATCAACTGTGATGTGCGTGTTGGCACCACAGGCACACTTGATGATAGCAAGGTTAACAAACTTGTTCTTGAGGGATTGTTCGGTCCAGTCTTTAAAGTCATCACAACAAAAGAACTCATTGACCGCAAACAACTCGCCGACTTTAAGATCAAGTGTATTGTTCTAAAATATCCAGAAGCAGTTTGTAAAGCAGTCAAAGGATTTACTTATCCTGACGAGATGAACTTTCTGACGCAGCACGAAGGAAGAAATCAGTTTATCGTAGACTTGGCATTAAATCTAAAAGGCAATAGTTTAATTTTATTTACTTATGTCGAGAAACACGGTAAAATACTATTTGAATCACTAACGAATAAAGACAAGAAACGAAAGATCTTTTTTATTCATGGTGGCGTAGAAGCAGAAGATCGCGAGGCTGTAAGGCATATTACTGAAAAAGAAAACGATGCGATTATTGTAGCGAGTTACGGAACGTTCTCCACAGGCGTGAACATCCGCAACCTACATAATATTATATTCGCCTCTCCGACAAAGAGTAGAATACGCAGTCTACAGTCTATCGGTCGCGGTCTACGTTTAGGTGACAATAAAGATACTGCAGTTCTTTATGATATTGCTGACGATTTGAGGTATGGTCCCTACACAAACTTTACGCTCAAACATTATGAAGAAAGAGTGAAGATTTACAGCGAAGAAAAGTTCGTGTTTACAACATCTAATGTAAGGATAAACTAATGCCAGAAACAGAATTAAAATTTGTCAGGTTAAAGAGCACTGACGATTTAGTTGGATATGTTACACATTATGATAATTACATTGTAATCGAAAAGCCATTAAGAATTGATATTGAAACATATCTTGAAGAGAATCGACAAATTCTTTCTCTACAAGAATATTTGCCTCAGGCTGTTATAGATTTACAAGAAATAGAAATCCCTGGCGAGGAAATATCATTCACTACACCTGTCAAAGCAGACTTCGTTGAGCAGTATGAGCACATTGCAGATTTCTTCTACAATGTGCAAACTAGAGGCAAATCTGCGTTGGTAAAATCTAAAGAGGATGTATCTGATACAGCACAAAAAGTTGTATCAATACTTGAAGCATTAGCAAGCAAAAAGGACAAACCAGTACACTAATTTATGGCAAAAAATCATTATATCAATAACAAAGATTTTCTTCGTGAGATGACCAAGTATCGTACGGCGATACGAAAAGCAAAGAGACTCGGCGAACCAAAGCCACAAATCCCAAGATATGTGGCTGAGTGTTTTATGAAGATCGCGGAAAATCTTTCACACAAACCAAACTTTCTTTCATATACTTTTCGAGACGAAATGGTCGCCGATGCAATTGAAAACTGCGTCATGTACGTTGACAATTTTGATCCAGCGAAATCTAGCAATCCGTT